CCGCGACGGCGCGGTCGATCTCCTGAGCGGTGAGTTCCATGATGTGCATTGCGTCTCCGTTTCTGCTGGCTCCTGCCGGCGGTTGCGCGCCTGAAGGCGCGGAGTCGAGGAGCCTCGCGAGAGGCTCCTCCGTTCCGCGTCGTCTCAGTCGACCATCATGACGACGGCGCGAGCCTGATCGCACCATCGGAGGAGTCGGCCGAGTTGAATCGAGTCGACCTCGACGGAATCGACCGTCATCTCGGCGCTTCCTCCGAACTTGAGGCCGAAGTACTCGCGAGCGAACTTAGAAACCGGGGTGAGGCGGAAGTTGGTGCCCTCGGCGCGCGCGATGATGTCGATCTGGTTGCTCATGGCTGTCTCGCTTTCTGCGGCTTCTTGCCGCGGTGATGGGATCAGTATACACCTTCCATCGGCTCGCGCAAGCGCTTTGCTAGAGAATCTTCGGAATATTCTAGAGATTCTCTATTATCTGGACGCTGCATATGCAAACGGCCGGAAACGGCCCGTAGCGGCCTCGGCGCTCCGGATGCCCGGATACCCCTCCCGGCACTCAGAACGCCCCTACGGGGATTTCCGGCGGCCTCCCGGCCATTCGGTAGAAGTCGAGCGCCGAGACGTCTAGGTCGAAGTTCCCCGTGTCCGGGTTATAGGATCGGCACGTCCGGCCGGCGACGACGTCCGCGACGGCGACGATCCAGCGCCTCGGCCAATCGGCGAACGCGGCCGGCGGCGACCCCCATCCGATCGAGCGGAGCGCGTCGATCGCCTCGCCGACGGCGAGAGGATTCGCCGTCTCGATCTCGCGCCGCAGGCTCGCCCAATCCGCCTCGGCGACCATCGCGTCTCGGCTCGAGCCGATGCGCCGGCGATCGGCCTCGCGGACGCGCGCCTCGCGCTGCGCGATCTCGGAGCGCCGCGTCTGGACGTCGGCGAGGAACTCGAAGTACTTCGCCGGGATGAACCGCGCGCGCGGACCTCCCCATTGGATCGCGTAGTTCTCGAGCGCCGCGAGCGCGACGCTCGACTCCATCTCGGCGATGCGCGGGAGCGCGAGGCTCCAGAGTTCCCGATCCGTCTCGCCGCGGAAGAGGCGGTTGGCTCGCGCCGTGAACGCGGCGAGTTCGTCGCGCGTCATGCCTGCCTTCTTCGATTCGTGTGCCATCGTCTCTCTTCTCTCTCCGGCGTCCTGCCGGGGTTCTCGCGCGTGCGCGCGTCGTGATTCCCACGTCCGACGTACTCCTCTCCAGAGAAGAGAGAGAAGGCGTTACACGTTGGGAGTCAGGAGCCGGAACACGAAGCGCGTAGTTGCTTCGCTTGTCCCGGTGGGGGGTTATTAGGGGGGAGGGTTCGCGATCTGTAAAGGGGGAAAGTTTGCAGATTTTGGAAAAACGTCAGCCGGGTTTCCCCGGCCGGCGTCGTCATACCTTCGAGCCGCGCTCCGCGAACACAAGCCGCGACGCTCGATGTACCAAGTCGAATCGGAGCCGCTGGTCCGCCGTCTCCCACGCGAGTTCCCGGCGACGTACCGTCCGGACCGAGACGCGGAGCGCCTCGGCGAGCGCCGCCTTCGCTGGCGTCACGTGCCCCGGCATTAGGTCGAGCGGGATGCCGACCTCGAGCAGCGCCCGGATCTCCTCCGGGATCGTCTCGTCGGCCCGGATGATCCGCGCCACCTTGAGCGCCTCGGCAAGCCGGATCGGGCGGAAGACCTTTGGATCTTCCGCCCGGATTCCGACGTGCGAGCGGATCGACACCGCTCCCGGTTCCTCGACGCGCCTCACTTGGCGTCCCCGATCACCTCGATAACCTCGAGGGTGCCGTTCGCACGCGGCTTGACCCGGACCCGCGAGTTGACGTCGAAAGCCTGCTGCGCCTCAAGGATTGACGCGACGCGCTCGTCGAGGACCGCGAACGGCCGCGCTTCGTCGTCTTGGTCGATCCTCCAGACGCGCTTTCCGCTCTTCGTTTCGGTAGTCGAGATGATTGAGCGCGCGAGGATCGTTCGCTCATCGTCGGCAGCGACCGCCGTCGCCTCGATGACCGGAGCAGACGCGACCGGGACCGGGGAGAGCAGTTCCTCGACGTCCTTCCGGCGCTCCTCCCGCGTCATCGCCTTCATCGGCTTTGGCTCGGGCTTCGCGGCCGGCGCGTGGAACTCCTCGACGGCGACGGCCTTCGCGTTCGGGATCGAGTCGATCTCCGTCTCGTCGAGCATCGCGAGGCCGCAGATCGACAAGGTAGCCCTACGCTTCGCCTTCGTCTCGCACTTCATGTAGCCGTTGGCGAGCGCTTCGCCGGCGAGTCCCTTGAGGTTGACCGCTCCGGTCGCGATGTCCTCGCGGCCGCTCCGGTCGCGGACCCGAGCCGTCATGCAGAGGATGTCTCCTCGCATCTCCTGCTCGAGCGAGAGCACCGAGACGCCGTGGATCTGGCGCAACTGCTCGGTCGCGGACTTCTTCGCGTACAACTGGACCTTGCCGTTGAGCGTGAGGTACTCGAACGGCTGCGTCAGCGGGTTCAGTCCGAGGCTGTCGCAGACCGCGCGGTAGAGCGCGATCCGCTGCGACGGATCGAGACGGCCGATGTCACCCGCGGCGATGTACGCCTCGAGTGCCTTCGTTCCAGCCTGAGCGAGCGAGGAGGTTTCGATCGCGGACGACGCGATCCCGGTGTGTACCATTGACATGATGATGTCTCCTTCTGCGGACTCCGTGTCCGCTAGCGGACATCCTATCGGATGAGGCGCGTCCGTGTCTATAGAAAAAACTCAGAATCTCCACAAACTCGAAGCGCGGCGAGTCCGCGTCCACGTCTCGGCTGTCCTCGAGTCCGCGCTCCTCCTCGAGACGTGCGACCGCGCCGCGATCCGGTGCCGCGACATCCTCTCGCCGACATGGGAAGCGCTCGACCTCTACACGCTCGCATTCGATCTCGCCGAGGAGGACGATCTCCGGTTCCTCGTCGGGCAGGCGCGAGCCGCGATCCTCGCGGAACTCATCAGGCGATCAGAGCATCGTCGATGTTCTCGCCGCCGGCGTAGTTAGCGGGGAGCGAGAGTCCCTTGCCGTACATATCGAACAACCGATCGAACGCGCGAACGAACGCGCCCTCGTCGTTGTTCGTGAACGTGTAGCGCGCGTTGTCGTCGGCGCTCCAGTCCGTCGAGCCTGCGACGATCGCAAGCGCCGGACCTCCGGCGGCGATCGGCATCATCTCGGCGACGATGATCTCGTCGATGTAGACCGCATCGGTCGCGATCGCCGTCGTCGTCTCAACGACGAGATAGACCTCGGATGGAATCACGCGCGGAGAGCGCACCGTCGTCGAGTAGATTACGAATGAAGTCGTCGTCGCCGCGATCGACTGCGAGAGGAAGAACTCGTTCGATGTGCCGATGATCGTGCCGCCCGAGTCCTGCACGCTGATCCGAAGAGTCCCGGTCGCCGTCGTGTCCTTCTTGATCGCGACCGCGATGAGGTACGGTCGATCAGGCGTGAGCCGGCCGAGCGTCCCGTCGAAGTCGGCGAGCCTCTGGCGGATCTTGAACGTGTTCCCCGTTACCGCCAACTTGAGCGACTTCGAGCCGCGGAATACGTTCGCCGCAGTCGTCTCGGTAAGGAACTCCGTGCCAGCCGTTCCGCTCGAGACAGTGAAGCGATCAGGGAGGTTCGACGTCTGGTCCTCGAGGTCGGAGTTATGGAGGATGTTCTGTCCGGGGATTCCGTTGTCGATGCTCGCGCAGCACGTCACGAGACGCATAAGCGTGCCGCTACCTCCGGGGAATCGGTAGTCGAGTCCCTGATACGCCGGCTGGCCGCGAATCTCGAATATCTCAGAGCCGCGCGTGATCGCGCCAGACACACCGTCCTGCACGCATCGCGCCTCGAGCACCTCGGTCCGGATGTTCGGCCAGTCTGCCGTTGAGCCGAGCAGGATGTGCGGAGCCTCGAAGTAGTAGTAGAACTTGCCGTTGCCGTTGTTGGTCGCGCCGACCGAGAGGCTTGACTTCGTGATCGTCGTGCCATCGACGGTCTTCGTGTCCGTGTCCATCTGACGAATGAGCCAGACTAGAGCCTCGCGGATCTCCTTCCGGACCATCGTGTTTGTCGCGCCGGACGCGATCGCCTCGGCGTAGCACATCTCGAGGATGGTGCGCTCGGCCGCAGCGCGGACATCATTTAGCACGTTCCCAGCCTCGGCGATCCGCCCCTCGATGCCGCCCGAGAGGACGTCGATCATCCATGCATCGGTGGATGAGTACTCGGCCTGCACGTTCGCGAGGAGCGTCTTGAGGTTGTTCTGATGCGCGCGGACCTGATCCATCATGTAGACCAGAGCGCCGAGGCGCGTGAAGAGTCCGCCAGTTCCGGTGTAGGTGAGCGCCATGTTTATCCCTTCTTCGATTCATCGGAGAACGGGACCGCTGCGTTGAGCGCGGCACGTCTAGCGGCGCATCCTCCGCATCGTCCTCCGGTCATCCAGTCGACAGCCTTCGCGATGCCCGTCGTCGAAGTGATCGAGTGAACGACATCTCCTGCTCCTCTCGGTGGACCATCGTATTTTTCACATATAAGACAAGTGCCCGGTGATGGATTCCCTCCGTACAAATCCAAAGAGCACCTGTTGTTGATGTGGTTGGAGCAGTTCAAGATAGTGTTACGTCGAAGTTGTCAACAACTGCTTGTTGCCCGTTCCAGAGTTCATAGGCTGTATTTTGTCCTGCTGGATGTCCCCAACTTTGTGTAGACGTTGGATTCACTCCATATTGAGAAAGCCTACTCAATCCACGCTGACGAGTGACGTATGAGTTGCGATCTCCGATACCAAACAACAGACCAACTGGACACGGGGTAAGAAGCGGCGCCCATCTCGATAGAATGATCCAACGATCTGTCTGGCTTCCGCCGTTTATGTTGCGAAATCGAAACGTCATCCCAACGTCCCATCCGAGTTGTCCCCAGATAGTCGGTGTGACTTGAGGGTTGATGTTGTATCGAAATGGTTCTGCAAAATACCTGACGTCCTGCGTAGGCCATGTGTACCCAGTCGACGCACCGCATGTTGCAGCACCAAAACTACACAAAGGTCCATTCGCTGCGCTCGAATAGGATCTTGTCGCTGTATATCTGCAAAGCCCAGCATATGCTGTTTGCGCGTTGCTTTTTGTTAGAACGATTGGCGCTGTAAATGCAGCATTGACCGTTCCACCTGCGCTAACGCCTCCGCCTAGTGGATTCTGTGGACTTTGCGCGCATGACAAAGTGAAGTTCGCTTGAAGGATCGTCATGTTGACAGATGTCAAGGAGCAACACTCTGTGACAACTGAACTACAACAGCAAAGAGTCGACGCAGCATCAACAGTCACATTTCGACCCCGTGTATCTGAAGTGCAATAGCGCTTGAGGTGTCAGATCGAAGAACAATCCTATCGCCAGAGTTTAGATGCCTTACTGAATCATCTAAGACTGTGACATTGCCACGGATTGGCGTGTCATAGTAGATAGCATTTGAGGTAGATGCTGACTCGTTAGCAACTACAATATGTATGCGAACAGTCACAGTAGTCGCACCAGTATTGCACATCGACATCGACTCGATTTTGAGCGACTTTCCAGACGGAACCTCATAAACAACTGTAGTCGTTGTTCTCGCCAAAACAGCAACGATTCTCCTTCTAGGCTGTGTGCGATTTAGAGCATTTATGTCTGGTGGCAGTGCGGTCATGGGCAGTCGAACTCGTATCCATTCGGTATAGAAAACACGTAGCCTGCTGCTGTAAGCAGACATAAGGCAACTGTACCGGGCTTGATTGGCTTGCGAATAGCAGATGGACTCGAACTGCCAGTAGAGCCAACTAGAGGCATGATCGTACCGACTCCGATTTCTCGAGCGCCAGCATTGTCGATGGCATTCTCACACCCGTTGAAGGCTTGGAATGAGCCGGGAAAGGTAGTGAACTCTGAGGTCGTAAAGTTCCAGCCGGCATCCTGTAGCGTGTACACCCAAGATCGACCAGCCTGCGCCGATACGTATGTCTGGATCAGACCAATCTTTGGCGCTGATGCTTCAACAGAAATCGTTTTGAAATGTAGTTTTCCATCAGTTGATATTGCTGCAAAGATAGGGACTATGGAGTTTACAACTGGAAAAGGAAAAACGAGAGGAACAGCATAATCGTCGCTTCCAATCTTGCTTGAGATGCCACCATTGACGGAAATATAAGTAGCGCTGCCGATACTCGACAGCGCATATTCTCGAATGCTTGCGATGGCTGATGTTCCAGAACCTTGGATACTTTCTATCTTTGCAATGATCGTCCTGCCGAATATCTCCTGACGATAAGGCGGCATGACTGGTTCAAACTTCTCGATGCGATCGAATGCCTCATTGAGATGAGAGAACGTTAGTTTCCCAGCCTGTCCAGATGTGAATCGCGGCAGCGTCATCGGTTTAGTCGGCGAGGATGTAGTATTGGAGATTGATCGTTGCGGTATTCGCTCGAGCAGTCGGAGCCGTCGTCCCGAGCCGCAGGATCGCCGCCTCGCCAGCCTTCAACTTTGCGAACGAGACAAACGTCGTTGTCCCGGTTCCAAGTTCGACGAAGTTCGTCGGGCCGAGATTGCGGAAGTAGGCGTAGCCCGGAGTAGAGACGTCGGTGACATTCAGCGTCTCACCAGAAGTACCGATCGCCTGTACTCCTCCAGTTGCATTGCTTCCGGTCATATCTACATTCAACGTTCCGGGATTCTCTATATGTGTCAGGAACGATTTAGAGATTGACATCTTGAGATTTAGTGTGATTTCGTTAGCCATTAGAAGTTTTCAGAAAGCAGATTGAAGTTTGCGAACGTAGGAAATGGCTGTACAAGATCGACGTGACTCGCTCGATGTACTGTCTGAGCATCTACGGCTGTTTCTACTTGCCCGAGTTGATTTCGTTTTGGACTTTGAATCATGTGATATGACTCGTCCTGACGAAATCTATGAGTAATCTGGTACTTCTCAATACCAATGCGATTTGCAGTTGCTCCGGTGTATAGAACCTGACCAATCGGGGCGCCTTGGAATGGTTCTAGATTTCTCCGTCCTCGCGCTATTCTGATGATTTGGCTTCGATCTGGAAAACTTGCCGCACTCACCGTTTCAACGATAGTCAGATCGCTCATGCGTACAAGTACTGATAGTGGAACTCCTGCCTTATCAATAGGCGTGCCTCCGCAATCCAAACCAGTCTGCGTCCCATTAGTGGGTATTGCTACTCCGACTCGCCACTGATCGCGAAACTCGGCGGCGTAGTCAATGGTGATCTGTGTATATCCCTCTTCTTGTGGGAGGCGTTCTCCGGGTTCTGAGTTCTCATATGTGAACTCAACCTCCCAAACTCCGAGTGTATCTGGAACGCTTCGGATGTTGTATCCAGTGCAATAGATGACCTTTTCTTCTGGAAAGAGTTCACCTATCTCTGGCAGAGGATCGCCGAAACTATCTCGAACAACTCTAGGAGTCGTGATAGTTGATGCGTCATCCCAGATGCGAAACTTGCGTGACGCGGTAACGCGACCACCACTTTCTGTAAGTGAGCGAGTCTCCTGCAACTCGACATACTCTATAGCCATTATGCAAAGCCTCCGATGCCGCCGCTTGAAACAAGTGACTCGAGTGCTCTGACCATTTTTTCATCGTTCCTTTTCTTGTCGGCGTCAGAATAAGCATCGAAACGGAAAGTACCGAGTGCCGTGTTTGCGCCTGTGATTCCCGCAGCCTGCGACGCGATTCGCTCTTCCTCGATGCGGGTAGCCTCTTCAAACGCTGCCTTCTGATCGTCGATCTGCTTCTCGCGCGCCTTCGCCGCTTCGTCGTCGGCCTTCTGCCGATCCTTTGCGATCTTCTCTGCGGCCTTCCGCTCCTGCTCTGCGGCATCCTCGATCGCCTTCGCCTCCTTCTCGGCGCGATCGGCGATGATCTTCGCGTCGGCCTCCTCCTGCTTCGCGATCTTGTCGCGCGTCTCGTCGGCGTTCAACTGAACGCGAGCCTCGTACTCGCGGCGAATCGCGTCCTTCTGCGCCTCGCTGTTCGCGTCCGCGAGTTTGTTCGCGGCCTCGAGTTCGAGCCTCTGCTCTTCCTTGAGTCCGCGCTGAAAAATCGCCTGCTTGACGTCGCCTTCCTTCTCGAGCCGGCGGACGGCAATCTCAAACTCAAGGTCAGCGGCGGTCTGAAGCGTTGCCGTCGCCTCACGCGCCTCGGCCTCCTTCTGCGCAACAACCTTGAGCCTGCGGTCTGCGGCCTCGATCGTCTTCTTGAACTCCTCCTCAAGCCGAGCGTCCATCTGCTCGCCCGTCTCCGCGCCGAACGCGTTGACGAGAGCCGTGCCGATCGAAGTGCCAAGCCGATACGCGGCGCCGATGATCGGCGTGGACTTGACTAGATTCTCGATGGCGGTGCCGATTCCCTCCTCGCCAGCCGTCTCCGCGAAGTCCGCTACCCGGTCGAGCAACTGGACCGGGTTGATGAACCCCTCGAACTTTTTCGTGATCGACCCGCGCGAGCGGTCTAGCCAAGCGCCAAACTTCGACTGGTACTTGTCCGCTGCGTTCTCGGCAGACTGCGCGGCCTTCTGCTCGGCGTCAACGAGACTACGCTCCATCTCGGTGTAGTCGGCCTTGACCGAGATTGTGATTTCGCCGCCGTTCATCGGATGCTCTGCTCCACATATCGGCGCGCCCACTCCTGCGGATCAGACGCCTTCGGCTGTTGCGACTCGAAGCCGCGAGCCGCGAAGACGAGATGCGCCTCAAACTCCGCGCACGTCAGGTCTAGCGGGTTGCCGAGTCCCGGAGCGCTTCGCGCGATCAGATGCGCTTCGGCTAGCCAGTCCCGCGGCCTCGGCGGTGCCGCAGGACCGCTCATTTTCCCGCAGGAGCCTCGCGCTCGTCCTCGCGACCGAAGCCGAGAAGACGGAGCGCGAGTTCCGTGAGCGCCTTCGGCTCCAGTCCGTCGCCGATCAGATCGGCGAACTCGGAGCCAGCCTCGATGACGCGCATCGCTCCGGCGAGCGTGTAGCAGTCGAGGATGAGCGCAGAGGCGACGAGAGCGTCCTTCCGGGCCTTCTCGACGGCGGCGAGCGCGTTCGGCTCTCCGGCGATCTCGGCGTTCCTACGGGCGATCCTCGCGCGTTCGTCGGCGAGGTCGGCCGTGAGCGCGATGCGCTGCCGGACGGTCAACGGGCGAGCGGTGACGACGCGCCCGTCCGGGAGCGTCACGTTGATCGGATGTACTGCCATTCTTCTATCTCCGCTTTGCCCGGAGCGCCGCGAGGAACTCGTCGCCATTCGTGACGAGAGAGCGATCGTCGGCGCGCCGAGCCATGTAGAAATCAAGATTCGCGAGCGTGATCTCGCTCGCATTGAGAGCGCACTTGACCGCCGCCTCCTCGTCGATGCGTCCCGGCGAAATTCGCCGAGTGATACGACGTCCATCCTTTGACTGAATCGTGACGATCCAGTCGGAGGAGCCGGGAGAGAAGAGAGCGATCGTGTCTGCGCTCATGTCTCGGTCAGCCAAGTCACAACAGGAGCAACGCCGTCAGCATTTGCAAAGTTGACGGTGCACGTCATTTCGCCGGCTGCGTTCGAGTTGAAAGCAAACGAAGAAAAGGCAGCGTTGCTAACGATCTTCGCGTCGCTCGTTCCGGTTCCATCATAGATGGTGAGCGTGACAGCAGGACGCGCCGCCGTTCCTTCCTGCGTTGAGGTGAAAAGCGAGGTTGCAGTTGCAGTTTGTGTAGAGGCGACGCCGACGATGCAGTTCAGAGTGCCTTGAAGATCAAGCATTCCGAGCCGGATGCGCTTTCCAGTATCTCCGAATGAGGTGTGATCTGCGGCGAATCGAGATAGAGTTGCCGCGAACGAGTTCACCTTGAAAAGACTCTGTGCGCTCGAGTTGATGCTATACGATACGTTTCCGTCGCTGCCGATGAGATAGCGGTCGATTGGCATGGCTTGCTCCTTAGATGTCGTGCGCTACGACGCGCCACCGTTCGATCATCGTCCAACCGTCGTCCGTGAATGAGGGGACGCCCCTCGAGACGCGCGTTGCCCGAGCCGCGTCGAATCCGGTCACGGACATCGGAGTCGAGAGCGCCGTAGAGATCGCGTCGGCGACGTTGTACGCGTCGAGCGGCGAAGGCGTTGAGTACTGGATCTGGAACTCGACGTCGAGTTCGTGCTTCGTGAGTCCGCCGAAGAAAGGCGTCGTCCGCACCTCGGTTGCCGCGAAGATCAGCAGCGGGAGCGTCTGGTTCGCCGGCGCGGAGTTGAGGTAGATTTTTTGACCGACGAGAGCCGTCAGGCTTGCCGTCGCGTAGAGTCGCGTCTTCATCGCGTCGAGGATCGCCTTGCTCATTTCGCCTCCCGTAGCGCGGTCTTGATCTGGACGGCGATCAACTTCATCGAGACGTCGGCGATCGGCTTGAGCGACGGTTTGAGATACGGCCGTTTCTTCATGCGGCGAGTACCGAACTCGAGAAGCCGAGCATATGGCACGTTGGAGCCGAATCGAAGGATCGACACGCCGGACTGCGTGTAGACCTGAGAGATCGAATCGCCGCCTCCACCCCAAACGCGCTCGACGCTCCACGACGCACGCAGTCGATTCGTGTTCACGGCTGGCGGGTTCCCCGGTAGCGACGCGCGATGGTAGCCGCGAGCGCGGAGGTTTCGTCCCTTTGCGTTTCCCTGCGATACGCGATAGAGCGTTCCTGTTCCGGGACGCGAAAGAGTTCCGCGAATGATTCTGCTCGCCGCGATCTGTGTCGATCCAAGTCCTTTGACGACACCGAGGCGGATCGTCGCCTCAATCGCGTCCTTCCGGAACTTCGCTTTGCTCATAGGCCGATCTCCGGCTCAACTTCCGGCTCGACCTCGACGGCATCAACGACTGTCATGCTTAGATGAGGAGCCGCAAGAGTCTGCTGCAACTCGCCCGGATTCGTCGAGCCGATGACGCGCCATGCGCGCCATCCCGTCTCGACGCTGATCGAATCGCGTATCTCGGCGTCGATCGGGACAGACGTGCCGCGCCGGAAGAAAATCTGCACAGAGGTCCGTCCCTCCTGCCGTCCCTGCGTGAACGGCTCTGACTGCGAGGACGGCTGCACGAAGCCTCGCTCGGACGTGACGCGCCCAAACGAACGGACGACAGATCCCTCCGATCCGGTCGAGTACACCGGGGTATAGATGTGGAGGTCGATGCCGAATCTAGAGATGAGCGCGTCGATGCTCACCGGAGCCTCCGGTATCCGTCGAGCATCGCCTTCTCCTCCATCTCGATCTCCGATCCAGCGCGGAGCGAGTAGGAGTATCCGCCGAGGGATTCGCTCGAGACACCCGGATCGCGCTGCCGGCCGCGATATAGCCGCGTCGCGATCGACGTCGCGGCCTGCTCGATGTCATACGGGACGGAGGTATATCCGCCGGTGTAGTCGACGAGAAAGCCTTGATACCTACGCAGCGTGTCGCCGTAGATGATGCCGCGATCGTAGTCGATCGCGTAGTCCGTCAAGCCCTCGGTCGGTGCCTCGAGGAGCGCCGTCTGCTGCTTGAGATCGCGTCCCGCGATCTTGCGGAGATACGCCGACTTCACGTTCAGGAGCGCCGACGCCGAGAATCCGGTCGTCGCACTGATCTGCGCCGCCATCTCCGAGGTCGAGTCGTGCGACGCGAACGTCAGCGTCGTCGAGGACTCCTGCCCGTTCGACGCGGCACGGAAGAGATGGACGTGCGTGTCGTTGACGGAGATCGTGCAGGCGATGTCCGTCGAGATCGTCGAGTCGACGGATATCACGTTGTCGCCGCCGGCCCCGACGAAGCGCACGTTCTCGACCGGATTGTGCCGGAGCGCGACGCGATTCGCGCCGTAGGTGTCGTGCCACTCGATATACCGCTGAGAGACGAAGTTCCGAGCGCAGTAGCGCTGGATCAGCGCGCTCGCCCGGTCGATCGAGTACTCGAGCACGGTATCGTCGGTTGTCGACGTGATGCCGAGGAACGCCTTCAGCGTCGCGAGCGAGACGAGCGAGTTAGTCGAGATCGCCATGCGGTTCCCTCGTCTTCTTCTTCGGCTTCTCCGGCGGTCGAGTCGAATCCACGAAGAGCGGGGCAGGCTCGACGACGTGCCGCGCGTAGCCCTTCGAGACGAGAGTCCGAGCGACCGCCTCGTTTGCGTTGATGATCGCGCCGGGACGGAGGTCGCGCCGGCCGATCCCCGGCTCATGGATCGCGCAGTTCCGGAGGATGACTAGAAGGTCATGCATTGACGCGGCCTCCCGTTCGCATGGTAGTCCGTGAGGTACTGCGTGATCGACCGGAGATCCTCTCCCGGCCAAGTGACGACGTTCTGAAGATGCCCGATCCGGACGCGCGGACAGAGGCAGATTCGCTTGCCGGCCTGCGCCAATCGCTGCCAGAAGAAGATGTCGTCGTCGATCCTGCCGTCCTCCCATCGTCCTTCGGCGTTCGGGACGCCGAGGAAGAGAGGCCGCTTGAGTTCGCGGAGCGCATCCGTCCGGATCAGCGTCAGGCCGAAATGCCCGGTGTGCATATCGAGCGCGTCGGTGTAGAGGTTGTCCTCCGAGAAGGACTTCTGCAACGTGCCGTCCTTCGACTTGATCGAGAAGAGCGGGAGATCCTTGTCGCGTCCGATCTGGAGCGGACAGAGCGCGGCGACGTCCGGGTTCGTCTCCATGACTTGCCAGAGGCGAACGATGTCCTCGGCGTCGAAGATCGAGTCATAGTCGACCGTGAGGATGTACTTGACGCCATCGTTCGCGAGCAGTTTGTCGATGAGCCGCTCGAGGCATTGACCCCAGAAGACTCCGGTCGCGCGCGAGACGTCGATTCCGAGCGCCGCCGACGCCTGATGGAGCACGCCTTGCGTGTCGGTCCAGCAGACGCGCGGGAGCGACATGATCGCGTGTATATGGTTCAGCGGACGCGGAGGAGCAGGCCGCGCGTACTTCCGCGCCGTGACCGCGATGCGCTTCGTCGTCGCGTTCCATGACCATCCGGACGTTCCTCCGACGATCTCGAAGCCAGCGAGGTTGAGCGTCCTCGACAACTTCTCGCGGTTCCAGATCGAGCGCGCTCCGCTCTTCTCCGTGTCGCCGAGGAGCATCGTCTCCGTCTCCGGCTCGCCGGAGTTGTACGCCTCGAGAACGCCGTCGAAGTCTGGCACCTCGAGCGTGAGCGTCCCTCCGTCCTTCAGTTGCGCCGCGATGCCTCGAAGCCATCCGATCGCCTGATCGGTAGGGATGCGAGTAAGACCGTCTCCGATGTCCGCGCCTTCCTTCAGTTCGTCCATGTTGTCTCCTGCCTTCCGGCTCCGGAATGATAGAGCGGCCGCGGACAAGCCGCGACCGCTCCGGGAGAAAGAAGAAGGTACGGTCAGCGGAAGAAGATGTTCGTCACGCCAGCCTCGGTCGCGGATGAAACCGAGTCCGAGCCATCCGAGAGCATGATGTTCACGGTCTGCCGGCCGGAAGCCGTTCCTCCCGTGAACTTGAGGTACCGCTTTCGTCCCTTCAACGGGAAGCCGAGGACGAACTTCGGCTGAGTCGACGCGACCGATCCGGTTCCGATGGTGTAGTCGGTTCCGGCGACGAGTCCGGTCATCGCCTCCCACGTCGAGTTGTCGTCCGAGTGCTCGACGCGGCAGTTCGTCGAGACGGTCCCGGCGACGGTCGCGTTGTACATCACAAGCGCGTATCCGAAGCCTTTCGTGTCCGCCGATGCCGTCAGCACGGTCGTCGCGGCATTCTCGACGGCCGTGACGATCTTGATGTTCTGGAGACTGTTCATGGTTTCCTTTCGGATGAGGGGCCGGAGGATACTCTCCCCCGGCCCCCGTCCTTGTCATCAGATCGTGACGATGTGGCCTGCACCGGACTCCGCAGCCGTGACTACTCCGTCCGCTGCGTTCGTGAGATCGCAGGAGACGAAGGTCTGGTCCGCAGCCGCCGAGCCGTAGGTCACCTTGAGGTAGCGCTTCCGCCCACGGAGGTCGACGTTGTAGATGACCTTCGCAAGAGAAGTCACAAGGTTTGCCGACGAGATCGAGGTGAAGCCAGATCCGGAGATCGTCGCGAATCCGGAACCGGAAGCGTCGCTCTCCTCGAGCACGTGGTTCGATACCGCCGACGAAGGCCCGGTCGCGGAAGCGAGTCCGAAGACCTGAATCGTCGCGTAGGCGAAGCCGCGCGTGTCGAAGGACGCCGTGATCGTGGTCGCACCGCTCGTCGAGGTGATCGCGTTTCCGAGGATTGTCTTTGATGCGTGTCGCATAGTGAGATCCTCCTTCGGATCAGAGTCGGAACTTGATGACGCCGCCACT